GGGTTAGGTTCTTTAGACAGTGTGTGAGTATTGCAACTACTCCCCATCTAAATTGTGTATTATGCTTAAGTGCGCCAGTCTAGCATACAGTAGCCCGTTGTGAGTCTTGTCCACTCTTTTTGCCCATGCTAGGCTTGACTTGTCAATTTTCGACTTTTGCTTTTGGACGTGCAAACCACTTTTTATTTTTAAACAATTATTAAATTATGATGAATAATTTACACAAATCAATTTCAGAACAATTAAATGTTCAAGGAATAATTATGGAATCAACAACAGTTGATTTCTTGGAGGCCGTAATGGATCCTTTTAAAGCAGTTGGAGCTGCAAGAGTTCCAGACTATCACAAAGCTAATACAATTTGCATGCGGGACTATATTGATAGTTATATTCCCGAAATTCCACCAATCACGAATACCGGGCCTTCTGCTCATTATTGTCTCATGTTGTGGTCATGGGGCAATACTGAACTTGGCATAGCACTTAATACTGCTAATGCTACTTATAATCCAGTGAATAATTACTATCGTGTACATTATATATTTGCTGGAGCAGACGGTGAATTGCACCCAAATTGGGCCATCACAATACGTGGTGTGAACCAAAGTCAAATATTGGGTATGCAATCTGACGGAACCTGTGACTACTCGGGATTAGCTGAAGCAATCAGGGTATTTGCAGGAGGTTTGAAAGTGTTGCCTACTATCGAAACTATAACTAATAATGATGCTAAGGCTATTTTGAACATTTGGGGTGGCCAGTTAACACCAGCTGAGGTGTATAATACCCTTGGAGCAGTATCGCCACAACAAATGGGTACAAAGACTTTTAGTCGGCCAGCATCGGATGATGGTTCAGGATGGAGATCTTGTACTCCCTATTCAAGAATGGAGATCAAGGTTGATGATGATTATAAGTGTGGTAAAGATGTGCGTGTGAGTAAAATACTCCGCACAAGGAGGGGCGTCGGGTTCGGCGCCTTGAATACAGCTGGACATGTAGCTACTCTGGCGAGAAATGCTAAAGATGTTCAAGAGTATCCTAATGCGGAGGGTTGTACGGTTAGATATAATCCTTTTGCTAATGAGGAACAACTTGAAATGTTCGCTGTTGATCGTATAGCCGTTGCTTCTTCTGGTAACAGAACTACTAACGTGACTGATCATATACTGATGCCATTTATACTGGTACAATTTACTGAAGGCATCAGCTTAAGTGACGAAAACCCTGTTTCAACCTATTGTAGGTCGTTTGCTACTTTTTGGGCTGAAACAGAATTAATAACACCCACACCAATATATTCAGAAATGTCACCAGTTGATTATAACTATGATAAAATCAGAGCAATAGCTGGTGATACCGAATTATTTCCTACAGTGACTAAAGGTCATAGTTTTAAATCATTCTTACAGCAAGCCGGAAAGTTTTCCAGCCGTGCCATAAAGATGGGAAAAGAATTGTATCCTGTTGCTAGACGTGCAGGACTAGTACCACAGGAGATACAGGATGCTGTTAGAATAGGAAATTTGGCAGTTAGAGCCATCAACGATAGTAGAAAAAGACGTAAGAAAGGAAAGAGAAAGAACAGAAAAGGTCGGAACAATAAGAATGTTTCCTCAGGTTATTTATTGCCAGGAACACAAAAACCGCAGCGCTTTTCCGCAATGACACCTAATGTTTGAGTTCCGCTGTTCTACTACATATATATGACCTTCCTTTCGTTTTGTTTTTATAAAGTCCAGTCTACCACTTGTAGTGGTCTGCTTTTGGTAGGCTGTTTATTTTTAATGTCGGATTATAAGGAAGATTTTCATCATCAGTTTGTTAGATGTTGTTGCTGTTCGTACACTTAGGCTATGCCATGGTTTCGACTTCCACTGGGATTGGTCACTTTTGTGGCTTTGATCCTTGGGGGGTGTACTTACTTACAACTTCATTTTTCTCAAATTGATTTTGTTGATTTTCCTTGTCGGACCGCCACCAATGATAGTGTTAGTGGTGTACATAATTGATGCTGGAATGATGTTTGGTTGTTAAAAGCTATTACTTAATACGTTAATGCCTTATTAGGTAGACGCCTCTTATTTGTGATAGCTCCAATCGTTCATTCTATAGGCGTGGTAGTGCCCACGACGTTATGTACAGACTTTCCTGTGATCATGATTGACCAAAATAGTGTGGTCAGTCTTGTCGATCTGCATTAGTGGGGGACAGCATGGCGCAGCGGCCATCTCTGCTGCAAAAACATTAAATTTAAAGAAATGAATATTATTAAATATATAAGTGATCTAACTAGTAGTTGGAGTGATCCATTAGATCATTTATTCAATTACAATTTTGTAAAGAGTGAATGTGGTGTTGGGGGAGTAACTACTACTTCTGCCAGTCTAATCAGCAACCTTGATGGACTTGGATCCCAACCACATATAATACAGACCAATACTCCAAATTCCTGGCTTAGACCAGTTGAGTTATTCAGAAGTTTTATTGTGAATAGAGAGCTTGTTTACAGTCCTCTAAGACTAACTAGATCTGTAGTGCTGAAGACCGGACTAGTTTTAGTATTATCAGCTGGGTGTTGTTATGCAATTGATCGAGTTGTCGCAAAAGGACAATACTCGAAATTTATTTTTACTGCAATACAACAACGTTTTGGTTATCGAAAAAGACAAGCGGTACAATTGTCTTTCCAACATATGACGGCAAATCACGAGTTTTTACCCGTTCGATACCAACAATATGAGCATGGAAATTACCTAACAACCACAGATGCTTTAGGTAATCGAGTTCCATCCACCAGCGTAGTCCATATGCGTCACACATCAATGGACGCAGCAGTGTGTGCACAATTATACTGCTATTTAGAACCCATTGCACACAGTAGAGATAGAACCACCAAGTTATACAAAGAATTGTTATCATATGCTAATAACTGGTGTCGTGTTAAGAAAATGGACGAAGGTGTCTGCAGTACTATAATTGGCTCAACAGTTACTTTGATTTTTACTACATTATCAACTGCTGAGAAAATCCATTTAGAATCATTAGCAGCACCAAATTTTACAGATGCTTCAAGAGCATTTTCCGGAGGACAACGTTTACTTGGTAATCTCTGGTTCACAATAAAACGTTTGTTTTATAGGCGACCTGACGAAATTGATCTCAATCTAGTTAGGTACTATGAAACAGACATGCGAGTAGATAATTAATGGCATCCCACAAGGTACGCTCGAATCTGCACAGAAAAAATCAGTAATAATCCTCTTCGTGCAGGTTATGTAGAGGAATCCGTAACTTGTCGGGACTGTCATCATAAATATTATTACAACGTATTACCGTTGCCAATAGGTTTAGACAGAAATTACATGCATGCGTGTTGTCCAATTAATGAGATAAACGCAATAAAGCAGCGTATGTTACGTGTAACACCAAAACCAACACCACCAGGAGTGAGTGAATTTAATAGAGAAATGAATAGGCTAGCCGCGGAAATTGGAAGATTTAATTTAGTGCCCTGGACTTTTGATCAAGTCATTAAAAAGGCAGCTTCCCGGCGTAAACAAAAATTAATAGCCGCACGTGAGACATTACTCAATGAGCCACTAAGTAAGGCTGACGCAAAAATAACAATGTTTGTGAAAGCAGATAAATGCAACAATGTGCGTAAATCTTACTTAGGTGGCAAGCCTTTTAAACCACGTGCTATTATGTTTCGAGGTGACAGATATGTATTATGTCACTCTAAATATGTAAAGCCTATCGAGTCAGTATTTTCTAAAATAGTGGGCCGTTGTATGTATCCTATATTTGCAAAATCGTTGAATATGCAACAACGAGCTCAATTATTAGACAAGAAGATGTCACGATTTAGCAATCCACATATATTTAAATGTGACGCTAGTGCCTTTGATGGCAGTGTACGTAAAGTGCACTTAGCTGGCGTTTCACGATTGACCCAAAGGGTTCTTGGTTATCATGTGGAATATGATAGATTGTCTTCGTGGCGTATGACTAATAAGATCCGATGTATGCAGAGTGGAGCTAGAGCCGTAATAAAAGAAAGACGAATGTCCGGTGATAGCGACACTTCTTGCGGAAATTGTCTAATAATGGCTAGCGCGATAGCTAGTACTATGCGTCGTATGGGAATCAAACAATATGAATTGTTGAATGACGGTGATGATTGTTTGATTATAACCGAACAAGGTGTAATTGATGCCGACGCTTTTAATAGATATATGGCGGAAATTGGTTTTGAGTGTGATGGTGAATATGCTGGTAGTGATATTGAAGATGCAGAGTTTTGTAGAAGTAGACCAGTATACTTAGATTCTGGTTTAACATTTGTTAATAAAATAGACAGAAAGATGTCGACTCTGTTTTCATCTCATAAGCACTACAACAGTGAGAAGCAAGGCTCCAGAACTTTACTGGCTGTTACAGAATGCATTTTAGCAGTAACGCCAGATATGCCCATATTAGCCCCTCTCGCTGAGCGTGTAAATAAGGTAGTTAGGCCACGTGTTAGGAAGGACAGCAAGTATATGCGCACACTGGCTAACGTAATTCATGAAAATTTTTATCATGATAGATTGCGACTTCTACGTCATGTCATTACACAGGATAAATGGCGTAGTGTGACACCAACAATTGAGAGTCGCCTATCCTTTGAAAGGGCTTTTAACATAAGTCCGCAGATTCAGGTTGTTTACGAGGATTTTTATCGTAATTTGAGACCGTGCGACTTGGATCTGAAGCATTTTGAGCAGTATGTCGTCCCAGGCATTTCCAATCAAGTTCACAAAATGGATGATGTACATTTTAATGCTCCCTATTGGGTGATGTAGTCTCAACATCTTGTGTACAGCCAAAGAATATTTGGTGAGTACACATAATAAGCATGCGTATTGTGGTCTGCTGCAAGCTGCAATATATTATGCTGACCTGTTTGTTCGCTCAGGGTGGTTGCTAGCGACACGGTATGGGAAGGGAGTGTCCCCTGTTCATCAGTGTATGCCATATCGAGATTTTTAAGCCGCATAACTTCACGTTTCTTCTTGTTGATTGTAGTTAGCTACTTGTAGCTACTTTTCTTTTTCACATTGCCAACATGGTTGTATTGAGATGTGATAGTGGATAAGTGCCTCGCAAGCACCTCTAGACACTATTGCTACCTTCTTACTATTTGTGCTGGAACAACACCTAGAACGTAGTAGACACTTACAAATTTGTTTTTGTATCTTCTTTTGTTTTACTACCGGCG